TTTTTAAACCTTGGGTAAAATGCCCACTGCTATTAATCCACTCAACACCGTTAACTTGAAAGCCCACCTAACTTGTCCTTTAAATCGTTAATTTGTTTTTGTTGACCCTTAACTGCTTCGATTAACACACCAATTAAGTTATTATAGCTAACTGATTTTTTACCAAGGCTGTCTGTATTTACTGCGTTAGGCAATACTTTTTCTACGTCTTGCGCTAAAACACCCTCGGCACTGCCTTCATAATTTTTCCAATCAAAAGACACGCCTGTTATTTTTTCTAGGATAGCCAAAGGGTTTTCTATCGGCGCAATATTTGTTTTTAAAGTTGCGTCTGAAGTGGCGTTGAATACAGTAGCGTTGATAGTGCCGCTTACAGTAACGTCTCCTGAACTATCTTTCACAATAGCTTTTGCTGCAGGGAGCGTAACAAAAACATCTTTATCACCTGCGCCCCAATTTACTGCATTGTTGCTGTTCGAACTTGTTAAAACAGTTGTTCTAGCTAGTGTAGTTCCCGAAGCTGTATAAGTTCCTAATCCTACTTCGTAATCTGTGCCATCTGAGCAAGCATAATATGTTGTATTGCCATCCCCGACAGCCGAAAAGCTTGCAAAGCCATCTTTAGCACCTGCCAAAGTATAAGTGCCTGTCCCAGTAGTTGTGGTCGTTTCTTGTACTCTATCAGCAATAACAAGAGCCATTTTAGTCTCCTATTATGCAGGGTCAGGGATGCCTATGTCCAAAGCAGTGGTGGCAAATGAGTTTCCAAGTGTCACCGCTTGCGAAGCTGTAAGCGAACCAGTGGCCAATAATCTAGTGTTTGACACGTCTGTTAAAGCAAAATGCGTTGCCGTTCCAGTAGCCGAAACTGCCCCACCGCTTACTGCCGATAAAGTCACTTTACGTCCACCGCCTGTTCGGTCAGCGGGTGCGCTTATACTAATACTGGTTGCATTACCTAGACTGTGTGTGCTTGTTGCTTCAGTGTATGTTGCAGGTTCTTGGCTACATATATCAAGCCTCGAAGCCTCGGTGTCTAAAATTGTGAGGCCGTTATCGTAGACCCTGTCCGCTAAAGTTGCCATTTAATAACTCCTTATTTGAATTCTACGGCCATCAGCCGCCGTTTTGGATTTTACTCCATCGTTGTTAATATCGTCAATTGCCTTTCTGTAAAATGCACCCCAAGTTTGTATTCTTTGGTCGTCCATTAAATATGGCGCAGAATGTAATAACGCTCCATACAGATAAGCATTCGGATAATATTCTAAAACCCAATTGCTAGTGTTTCCATTAGTTAGTGCGTTAAGGGTTCTAAAATACAAAAGTTCTAAAGTGTAAGTTGTGTCTGGCGTTGGGAAAACCTCTATAGCCCCATCCATTATAGAATATTCTGTTGGGCGGCCTACTGCATTACTTGCTGCCCGTCTATCTGCTATTGTTTTACTGTCAGTTTGAGACAAACTACTAACTTGCGAGCCTGTTATTATAAACCTAACTGGTTGTATAAAATCTTGCGGCAAAGCTGTATATTGCGTGTCCATTTCAGCCGTTGCACGTTTTTCCATGCGCCAGTGCCGTAACTCTGCATTCATTTGTGCTTCTGCTAAAACAATAAAATCAGGGATTTTTGCAGTTAGATCATCACGATTTAAAAATTCTGCTATAGAAGTTTGCAATTCCGCATAAGTTGTTAAAGCCATTGTTTCACCACTTCACTTTGTTTGCCCAATACGCTGCGGACATTTTGCCTTTTGCAATATTTTTTGCGTGTCTTGCCTTAAATGACTTAGCTCGTTTTGTCATGGTTTTATCACCAGTTTTACCTTGCTGACCAAAGCGAATAGTTTTTATTTTACTACCTTCTTTTGCAACAACAATGTGGGATTTTTTAGGGTGGCTAGGGGTACGTTTAGGTTTATTGTATCCGCTAACTCCTGCTCGTTTTAGTCTTGGATCTTTAGCCATACTACGGCCTATTTAAATAGTTTACATATGCTTTCATCATAATGTCAAATGAAGGTTCAACGCCACGTTCTAAAAAAATAGGTTCAGCACGTTCTTCAAATTCT